TTATCGGACGGACAGATTAATAACGTAGATAACTCTGGTTATATCTTCTTGAAGAAACAAGTTGGTAAAGATGGCAGTTATTTTAATAACCCTTATACGGCTATTGAAGAGACTAACGACTTTTCGCGTATTAACCGTAATAGAACAATGGCGAAGGCTGAAAGAAGCCTTAGAACGTTCCTTTTACCTTATATGTCAAGTCCTTTAAAAGTTAATTCAGACGGTACTTTATCCGAAGACTCTGTAAACTTCTTTATTACTGAATGTAAAAGAGCTTTAGAGGTTATGGAAAGAGACGAGGAAATCTCAGCGTTTAGCGTAATAATTGATCCTACGCAGAATGTTATATCTACAAGCAAGCTAGAAATCACTGTTAAAATAGTGCCAATAGCAACAGCGGACGAGATAGAGGTAACAATAGGATTTGCAACAGCAGTTTAACAATTTAAATTAAAAGAAAATGGCAACAATATTAACACCCTTAATAAACGGTAAGTCGTATGAGTGGGGAGATATCATTGTAAACTTCTTAAACGTTCCTATAACTGGGATCGTATCTCTTGAATACGAAGAGAAACAAGATAAGAAGAATATTTACGGTGCAGGCTCTCGCCCTGTTTCAACTGGAAACGGTAGAATTGAGGCAACAGCTAAAGTAACTTTCTTAATGGAAGAGGTTGAAGCTTTACAAGCTGCAGCACCGAATGGTAACTTAATGCTTATACCAGCTTTTGACGTACAGGTTATCTTTTTAGATAGTTCATTAGTACCAAGAGCGCACAAATTAAGAAATGTTCAATTTATGAACAATAAGAGAGTAGCAAACGAAGGAGATCAAAGTTTACAGGTTGAACTAGAGTTGTTATTGTCTCATATTGAATGGACTTAGTAATCTAATTTTTCGTATATTTGTGTAAACATAAAACATAATAATATGAAAGCAGATTATACAATAGTTACAAAATTATCGAATGGTAAGGAGGTTACATTACAGTTAAAGTCTTGTGATCGTCCTACCTTCATAATTATACATAAAGTAGCAAACGATCCAGACCCTTTAAGGTTGGTTGAGGCTGCTTTAGTTAACTTAGTAGTTGACGGAGACGTTAAAAGTGTAATAGAAGATTTTACAGCGTTAAAAGCTTGTGAGACTGCTATTTACGAAATGATACGAGTAGAGCCAGCAGTTTTAAAAAAAAACTAAAATACTGGAAAAACAAGATAGGAAACTACACGGATAAATTTATAACAGCGGAGCAAGAGGATTCAAGAAATACCGCTTTGCTCCGTTTTTATTACCCGAACGTTGATATTGACAGTTTAAGTTATGACGAGTATTTAAGATTAATAACTGAAATGGATTACTGTTTACATTATACAGGAGTTCGAGAAATATAGACTATGCCTAAAATTAATTATACTCTACAACTTCAAGACTTCTTTAGTAACAAGATGCGCCAAGCAACTGTAGCTACTAAAGGTTTAGATAATGCTATGTTAGGCGTTACTAATAGAATGAGTACAATGGTCGGAGGTTTAGCTTTAGGTTTTGGAGCTATCCAATTCGGAAGGGGAACAATAGACGCTTTAGTTAATTACGAGTTCTTTTCTGCTTCATTAAGAACCTTAATGTTAGGAGATCAGGAACAAGCAACAGCGTTACAGGGTAAGTTAGTAGAACTAGCAAAATCAACTCCTTTTAGTTTATTAGATGTACAACAAGGAGCAACTCAATTGCTTGCAACAGGAACAGCATTTCACGAGGTAACAAGTGAGTTAAAAATGTTGGGAGATGTTGCAGCAGGTGTTAAAGTTCCTTTAGATAGAATTATAATGAACTTTGGGCAGGTAAGAGCTACAGGTAGATTACTAGGATCTGAGTTGAAAGATTTTGTTAGAGCTGGTATACCTATAAATGAAGCATTAGCAAAACACTTCGGACTAAAAGACACAGGATCTATAAAAAAAATGGTTTCTGAAGGGAAAGTCAGTTTTGATGATATGCTGAAAGCTTTTAAATCTATAACTTCTGAGGGCGGTAGGTTCTTTGGTATGATGGACGAACAAAGCAAAACTACTGGTGGTCGTATTGAGCGTTTAGGCGATAGTTGGGAGCAATTACAAGTACAAATTGGTAGGAGTCAAGTAGGTATTATAAAAGGCTCAGTAGACTGGGCAGAAAGTATAGTGTCTCACTTTGAAAGTGTGTTTAGAGCGCAAAACGAATTACAAGATTCATTTTCTAAATTTAAAGCTCCAGAGGTTACTTTTTTAGAAGAAAGGGGTTTTGTAGCAGGAAGAGACGCAACACAATTAGAAAACCTAAGAAGTGGAGTTATTGCAAAGAATGAGAGAACAGAAAAGAAAGGGATTGCAGCATTAAAAGAAAGACGTAAACTATTACAAGACGAAAATTTACTATTATCTAAAAGGTTTTTATCTGAAGAGAAACAAAGAAAGTCTTTAGATAAAGACAAAGGGTTTTTAGCTAAAGTATTCGGAACAGAGGAAGGAAAAGACTTGTTAGATCCTAAAGTATTTTTAAGGGATAGAGCAATAAACAAAACCGCGATAGATGATATAGGCGGAAGAATTAGAACATTAGAGGGTAAGATAGAAGCGGATAAGAAGAAAGTAGACGCAGCAACATTAAAAGCTGAGAAACTAGGTACAGGAGTAGGTATCTCTGGACGTAGACCTCAAAACATCAATATAGAGATAGGAAAATTAATAGAGACGCAAAACATAACAACTAACACTTTAGAAGAGAGCACAGACGAGATACGAGAGAGTGTAGCAAAAGTATTATTAGAAGCGGTAAACGATATTAACTCAGTTGCAAGATAATGGCAAAAGACGAATTTATAATACCTGAGCCAAGAGAGCCAGTAGAAAAGAGCTTTGATAATATACCCGAACCTGTAGCGCCAGTTGTTAACAGGATAGAAAGTTCAAACTCTCCATTGTCTGCGTCTTTTTTAACTAAAGGCGCGTTATTGTTAAAGGCTGCAGGTTTAGGATTAGTAAAATCTAAGTTCTACAGAGTTAACGAAATAGAAGTACAAAAAGGAGAATTAAAGAGGCAGGAGTTCGAAGAAAAAGGCGGTCGTTTCGGCTTGCCTATATTCGATACTTTAACTTTTAGCGGAGATGGCAGAGCCTCAGCAGATGGAGAAACAACCGTTTCAGATGGAGCCTTAACTTATACGAACTTTGATGATGAAACGATAACAGTTGACCCTTTACGTATGGATATTGTATTAATTACAATTACCCAAGTAAAGAATATTGTTAAGACTCCTATAAGTGGAAGAAATGGAACGGTAAAAGAATATATTAGCGATGGCGATTATGCTATCAATATAAAAGGTATATTTTTAGGAGAATATACAGACGTAGAAGATAGAAAAAACAAGTTACATTTGATTGACTTTTGTAAGTCTAATATATCAATAAATTGCTCTAGTGGTTATTTACAAGATTTTGACATTAACAGTTTAGTAGTAGATAAATACGAGTTTAAGCAAGTAGAAGGAGAGAGAAGCAAAACAATGTTTATTTTAGATTGCTCGAGTGATACACCTTTCGAAATAGAAGAAACTAAAGATGCAGAGACTACATAGTAAAATAACATTTATAAGTAAAGAGACTTCTAAGGAGATTATTTTTCCCTTCGTTAATAACGTTGTGATAAATTCATCCTATGAGACTCTAACAGATACGGCTAAAATTACCGTTCCTCGTAAGATAACATTTCAAGGTGAGAGTATTACGACAGGTACGACGACATTATTTAAAAGAGGTGATAGTATTAAGATTGAATTAGGTTATTACCCAAACAGGAGAGTAATTTTCAAGGGTTACATATCAAAAGTAAGTCCTAAGACTCCGTTAGTAATAGAGTGTGAGGATTCAATGTTTTTATTAAAACAAAGTACTGTTAAGGGATCTTTTACAACTGTAAGCTTAAAGGAGTTACTAGAAGATATAGTACCAACAGGAGTAAATTTTGAGAATATTGCAAAGGTTCAAAGTTTAGGCTCAATAACTTATTCAAGGGTAACACCTGCCAAAGTATTAGACACTATTAAAAAAGCTTATGGTATTTACTCTTATTTCATTTTAGATAGTAATGACGAGCCTATTTTAAAAGTAGGTTTAGCGAGTGACGCAAGCGACACGGTAACGAAAGAGATAATATTTGAAGAAAGAGTAATTAGCGATAATTTAGAATTTCAAACTTCAGACGATATACGATATA